TGTTGTATTTCATAAGCTCTGATCATCGGTTTCAACAGCTTTGATATCGGAAGAGGCCGGGTGTCCACGGGCTATCCGGAATGGTCCGCAGGCTGTCCGGCAATGCGGTTTGCACCTTTTCGGTATCCTTGCCACCACGTGTGGATGGCGCTTTTGCGGACGCGGCGCTCTGGGGGGAAGTGGCGGGCGACGTCGGCGGCGATTTCATCGAAGGTCATGCGGTCAATCCGGGTGACGATGAATGCTTGCAAGACAGGATCGGATGAGATGATTCGCGGCCTGCCGGGTCGGTGTTCCCGGCGATGGTCGGATACCGGCACGGCGGGCAAGGGCAGGCGTTGAAGGGGGTCTTCAACACCCTGTTCAACGGCGGTTTCAAGTCGGATTTGCGTTTCAAGAATCACGACTTCCGTCGCCTTCAGGGCCAGTGTGATCCGAAGGCTGGCCTCGTTCAGCGCCTCTTGCGCTGCCTTCAGCAGGGCAAGGTGATCATCCCCGGTGGTTTCCATCTGCGCGGCCTTTCCCGATTGGTGCCTCTGCAGCGGCCCGTAAGGCGGAACAGGCCACCGCAGAGTACTGCCGGATCAATCCCCGAACTCCGGCAAGGCGGTTACTCTTGAAGCGGCCAGCGGGGCCGGTCCTGACGGCCCCGCTGGCCTTCGCGCGGGAAACCCCTGAAGCAAACCCGCGCGAATCCGGTCATCGCAGCGCGTCTGCCTTCAGGCCAAGCTGCGCTGCAATCGTTTCGGCGTCCCCGCCAGACCCGGCAACGCCGGTTCCCTCTGGCAGGGTCCAGTCGCGGTCCTTGAACAGGTTGCCGAACACGGGTCCTATCGACGTCACGAAGGTGTCGAAGCTTGCCGGGTCCTGGGAACAAAGCGACGTGGCCCAGTCCCGCATTCCGGGTGAGATAACACCCGCAAGCACGGCGTCATCGACCCGCCGTTGTACCGCCTGTTCGCTGAGGGCGGCAATGCGGGTATTGCGTTCGCGCAGCAGGGCCGTGACCTCTGCCACGGGCACATACTTTGCCGGGTCGGGTGCCTGACCTTCGCGCAGCGTGGCAAGGATTGTAACCAGCCCGGCCCCCGGATCAAGCCCCAGGGCCGTGGCGATCTGCGGCAACCCTGCGTCAGCGGACCCGGCAGGCGGAACCGCTTCGGATGACAGCACCTTCAGCTGCAGGTTCGGTCGGTGGACAAGACTTGCGCCAAGGATACGCACAATCTCAAATCCGGTCTGCCTGTGCAGCAGAACGGGGCTGAGATAGCGGTACTCTTTCGCGGCTATCATCGATCTCGCCGTTTCGGTCCACTCGACCCGGCCCCAGATACCGTCCGCGCGCACCGCAAGTTCCTTGATCCAGCCCGCCGCCTTGACCACACCGTCGGCACCGCGCTGCGCCGGATCGTCAATCTGGTGTTCGTAGTCAACCGGCAGATCGGCCCCAAGCGACGATGCCTTCACCACCGAACCGGGGTCGCCAAGGGTGAAGCTGCGCCCGTCGCGGCCCCTGATCAGGCCGGCCGGAACCAGATGCACCCAATCCGGGGCCTGCCCGGTGCCGGGCAGTTCCATTTCGGCAAAAAGCGATTTGACGCCATCCATCACGTCACCCTTACAGATAGGGGCTGACGATCAGTTCGGCTGATCCGGCCCAGATGTTCGAATTGCCCCCACCCGACAGTTCCGCCTTCAAGAGCGTCCGCCCCGCCTCTTCAAGCGAACGGGGAACGACCAGGACGTTCGGTTTGATGCCCAGCAAACGGCCCCTGTCCCCGCGCAGTACCCCCATGGCGTTCCGGGCTGCAACATAGTTGGCGGCGGTGAGCGGGGCCCTGCTGCCAAAGGCAAGCTGCCACAGGCCGAAGCCCGCGTTGACCCGTGCCCGGATACCGTAAAGATAGACGTCGGTCAGGAAGACCCGCGTGTCCTCGGTCCGGTTCACCTGGTCAAACTGGTAGGCTTCGCGTTCCTGCCAGATCATCGGCTTGATGAACCGGGAGGTGTCGAACAGAAACCATGCCGGATTGGTGCCCGCCTGCATGTTGCTGACAGTAATGGCCGCCCCCGCCGCATCGACCGACGGATGATCGGTATCGAAGAAGAACTGACCATCGAAACAGACCGTGCTGAAGCCGGTGGCCAGAAGGCTGAAGATCAGTTCATCGGGGTGCTGCCGCGCCGTCTGGCCCATTTCCGCGAACATCGGCTTGAACACACCGAACCTGTCATCCGCAAAGTCTTCGCGTTGCAGGCTGACGGTGCTTTCAAACTTCCGGTTGGTGATCGTATACCTGAACGCTTCCAGGTCTTTGACCTGACGTTCGCCGGTCAGCCATTCGCGCATTCTGGGAAACTGGCCGATCCAGCCATAGGTTTCGTCACGACCCGAACTTGGCACCGTCATTGCGATGTTTTCGTAAAGCACGGGCGTCTTGTTGTAGGCGTCGGTATAGACGGTCTTGAAGCCCTTGAAGGCAAGTTCGAGATTGGCCGGATTGATGATCATGATGCTTTTCTTTCGGGGTTGGGAAGTGTGGCGCGAAGCCAGCCGATCTTGACCAGGCGCTTTTTGTGGCCGGAAACGGTTCTGGTTTCGCAGGCCACGGCTCTGGCCGTGGCGGCAAGCGAAAGGCCGTTGCGCAGATTCACGGCGATGGTCCAGGCGACGCGGGTTTGCAGGGCAAGATTGCCCAGAGGGACCGAGATTGTTCCCGCAACACACCGCTCATGCAGCCAGTCATGCAGGTCCGACAGTGCCGATTGTTTCCGGCCTGCATTCGGTCGCAGGGAAATGGAATATTGCCGCCCGCCGAATTCAAACAGGAACGCCTTCAGCACGTCAAAGCCGAACCGGTCTTCAATGGCGCACAGCAGTTCCGGCATTTCGCGCACGGCGATTTCATCGCACTGCGCGCAGGTCGGAATAAGCAGGTGGGGCGTGCGGTCGGTTTGCATGGCGCAAACCTGCGTCAACCCTGAAAGGACTTCACCCTTGAAGGTTTTCGGGGGCGGGCTGGGGGGACGTCACTTCCCCCACGGCACAGGTCCGGTCAGACGGGATACGCGGGCATCAGCCCGGTGCGACCTTTTCAGCCCTGAACGGCGGTTCAAGCGCGCCCGGATGGCCGGAACCCCATCGCGGCACTTGACCGGCTGTCCGAATGGCTCGGGCGCTTGCCAGTGCTTACCCGATCCGCCGGACGGCTTCAACCGGGTCGCCGACGGCGCACAGACGGCAATGGTCTTGTCAGGTTGCGCCCGGATGGCCGGAACCCCATCGCGGCACAGGTCGCCGGTTTTCCGAATGACTCGGGCGCTGCCGGTCGTTACCCGATCCGCCGCCCGGTTTCAACGCCAAAGGCCCGGACGGGCGATGCCCCTTGCCGCAACCGGCTCTGGGGCTTCCGTTAAATACCACTTAAAGGGCCATCCCTCTTTTCCGGGTATCAAGGTGGCCCAAAAGCAAAGCGGGCCTCTGCGGCCCGCTCCTGACGTTTCTGCAACCGGCCCGGTCAGGCGCTGCGCCGGGACTTCCAGCTTTTCAGGGTGACGATCACCTTGCGCGCAGCATCCATGGTCAGAAAGCGCAGACTGTCAACCTTGTGATACTTGTGCAGCCAGGCCGCAAGATGATCGTCGTCACACTCGCGCTGCCGGTGAACCTCGCGCCACAACTCCCGGATCAGGGTCAGCTGCGCGAAGGTCGCAAAACCGGGCCGGTCGCCAAAGCGCGGGGTCTTGCTGACGGTCGGGCGGAATCCACTGTATTCGGCAAAGGCCATGATGGCGTTGAAGCCGTCCTGATCAAGCTCGGTGGAACTGGTGACGCCACCGATCCGCGCCAGAACCTCGCGGTAGATTTCGTCAGACCATCCGAGTTTGGCCTTGACCACATGGAGAAGCGACGTCTGGTTTCTGTTGAGCGGCATTTCACCTGGCCCCCTGTGCAAGGTAAAGGTCCGCATAGGCGGCAGTGACGCGGCGAATCTCACTGTCCAGCAGTTCAATCGCCGGGGCTTCCTTTGTTTCAGCGACCTCAAGGGCCCGGCTGGCAACCCGGCAGATGGCCCGGGCGGAATAGTCGTCGAAGTCCCCGTTCCAGTCGCCCAGGAACGCAAAGATTGCCGCCGCGTCCCGGATCAGAGAAAGGGTGTCGTCGAGTGCGGTGTCGAGACTGCGCGCGTCTGCCCTTGAAAGATGAATGAGGTATGGCCTGATTTCCGCCGCTTCCGCCGCACGGGCTGCCTGCGCTGCCTTCACCTCTTCCACCGTCTTGCCGCGCACAATCGGCGCGTGATCGGTTTCGCCAGAGGTGGAATTGAAAGTGCTGTTGTCCATGATCATGCCCTTCCCCATTGAACTGCCCCAAATCCGTCTGTTCCCGGCGCAATCACCAGCCGCCGCCGCAGAATGTCCCTGATCAGCAGGGATGCCGCCGCAAGGTTGCCGGTCGCTTCCAGCAGAAGCCGCAACTGCCGGGCCGTCTCTGTATCC